ATCCATTCTTTTATTGATTCAACGATTGGTTTCAGTACCTCAACAATCTTCTCAATTGCGGGTATGATCTTGTCTACAACAAATTTTTTGATAGGTTCCCAATACTTTACACCAAGTCCGGCAATAATAAGTGTCAACGCACCGATGATGAGAGTTTTCCATTTACCAAACTTTTCGATCAAACTCTTGATTCCTTTGAATGCCTTACCAAATACACCGCCTTTTTCTGGCTTTGGTACCTTGCCTTCTTGGTCTGGACTTTCTAAACTACTTTCATTAAGAGTAGAAGCGTCAGGGCCTTTAAAAAGGTCTACTAAATTTTGAAGTTTCTCGTTAATCAGCATCAATTGACCAGTCATATCGCCGGCCCAATTTTCTAAACCTACACTAAGACCCTTTGTCCAGTCTTTCAGACCAACATCGACATTGGCAGAGTCTATCATTGACCTTAGACTCTGTTCTTGATCCTCTCTGGCTCGTGCTAATTCAAGCTCAGTATCCCTGAGTTTTGCTGTAGCGGCCGCTAGTTTATTAACTTCTTCGTCTGCCATTTACTTTTTACTCGATACTGGTTTATGCCCACTGCCGACATACAACCCAAACCATGCGGCACCGGCACCTACAATAGTAGATATGAACGCTGCCTGTGCGTTGGTTGGATCAGGTAGTCCCATGAACCATTGTGTGCTCATCCAAAATACATAACCATAGGCGATCATCAACAGTCGTGGTATCAGTCGCAGAGTGTCCATAAAACCTGCTGTCTTATTGTACCATGTTTTACTCTGGTCAAACCCCTGTATTACCATGAAGTCTGACTTATCAACTTCATATGTTTTCTCTGTTACTAATACTTGTTTTTCATCACCCATGTTATCTTCGTGCTTCGTTTTTTCTTTTCTCTTCCTCTTCCTCAAGATGATGCATTAACATAGTTACATAAATCATTCGTTCCCAAGGCATCATGTTTTCTAAATCGTAGTATGAATACTTGTGATGTTGCATCAAACCAAAATTTAACTTCACATGATTTTCTAGGTTATCGTGAGAAAGAGCTACTCGAAAAAACTTTGCATTCCCTCCAATGTTATTTTTAGTTTCTTTTTTGTTTGAGGATTTGTATATTTGACTTCGTGAGACAACTTAGGCATAGTTTGAAAGAACTGTTGTACTTGCTCAAACTGCTGTGTGTTCAAACTATCTAGAAATGTCTCCAAGTCTTTTTGTGTAAAATCTCCCCTTTCGTGTATTTGTTCTCCATCATAAATGCGATTGACACATTGGCCAACTAGATTGAAAACCTGTTCTGCTGTTCCATCTCCTAACTTCTGTATCATTTCAAATGTGGGATATTTCATCTCCACCATAATATCATTCGTTAGTTTTATCTCTTTTGAATGATCTTTTACAAATTGTACTTCAACTTCTTCTAAAGGAATATCTACTTTGACATATGTTTTTTCATCGTCTTGACACAAAATATTAACTGTTGAAACTTCGCCTACTGACTTAGCTCGTATTCTTAAAAAGATATACTCCAAATCAAATGTAGGAATATCGTTTGCATCAATTTTCTCAAATGTACAGTTAGTAACAATCTGTCGGACAGACCGAATGATGTTATCTTCGTTACCATCTTCCATGGCCATCAAAAGTATCTTTTCCTCTTTAACCAAAAATGGTCTGTATACTAATTTCTCCTTTGTTGAAGGTACTACCAACTCATAGGTTGGTGTGTTAATTACTGGTAAACTCATAATATTATCATCTCCTCATTATATGAAATTAAAATCCTGCAGCCTGATCAGCCGATGTGGTAATAGGTCCGATTGTCACTGTGGCAATAGGTGTACTGGCAGACCCGGGTTGTACGGGACTACCGGTACTTCTTATTGTTCTTGTGGGATTGCCATTTGGGTTGGTCCACGAACTTACTGTTGAAATACTAGGTGATCCTGTTGCCCCTGCCACTGGTGTTAATTCACTTTCCCACCAACGATATGTTATCTCCACAGAGATAGTCTGATATGCCCCTGTGGCACCGTAAGAAAAATCTTGAGAATTGATTGTCTTAGGATATGCTTCATGGACTCTACAGAAATAAGTTGTATTCTCTGCCATATCCAAAGATTCAAGTACAATCGTTCCAACATAGTCATTGTAAAACTTAGGTTCCCATGTTTCTTTGTTTACAATAAACTCTTGCCAATCTTCAAAGAATTTCTTTTCTGGCATTCCCTCTGTGCATATGAACGTAATACCAAATGGACCATAAGTCGTACCATGTACGACTTCTCTTTGTGGTCCATGACGTAGCAAATCTGTGCTTGCTCTATGGTTCTGTCCAGGAAATGACACTGACTCAGCCATCATTGCCAAGTCTCTTGGTGCTATGCCCAGGCCTGCAGGTGGAAATATCATTACCTGATACCGGTTAGGACGGGCAACACCAGAACCCCCTATCTTAGTTATAAATTCTTTCAATGCCATTACACTTTATTCCTTGTTCGGGACCAAACACTATTGGAAGAAACTGGTCGTTTTTGATTCCACTGACCTGAGTAAAACTGTTGAACTGGTAGTAGAGCAGCAATCAACATATCTTCCACGGGCAGACGCAAGAATTTAGATTCTACCCACTTTGCTTTGTATCTTCTTACTATAGGTCTAGCCAATCTCAATCCGGATATCTGCCTCCAGGTCATTTGTACTTTGTTGTTCTCTCCAAACGCTTCTACCAATATCTCTAAAAGTTTTACTCTCATTGGTATTGATAGATAATGAAAATTTATTCCCGTAAATCCATCTCTATGTTTAGCTACTGGAATTGATAAAGGAAAAATGTCATAGTACGGCAGTTTCTCTGGTGCTGATGGACGATATGCAAACAAGTTCATCATACCGTAGTTTGGTCTAGTAGTTGCTAATCCATCTTCTATATGTGCATCTACACTCATAGAATTTCCACCCAATGCTGTTATTTTAGAACGATACCATCTGGTAGATAACTCTCTACCCTCTGCACTCTCCTTTATTTCTTTAAATAAGCTCACATGACTATTTATCTATCTATTGGCAGCTCTTGACATTTGAACCAAACTAGGATAAGCAGGTAAATCACGTTCAGTTGTTCTCATTGTATTGGCTAATTCCATAGTAGTTGTGTATGGTACGTCATCATTGAATACTACATGGTGCGCCAGTTTAGTAATCATCCAAGTATTATTGTTTCTATCTTCTGGATATTTTTCTTCACTACCAACTATACCAGTTTCTTTTGGTGAGCCAGATGCAAGACCTATCTGTGGGAATTCTGCAAATGCGTTCTTACCTATTTGAAGTCCAGAGATACCATACATCTCACACTCTATTCGTTCATAGTTTAGCATATGATTTACTTGCAACTTTCTAGACAAACTATGTTCTGGGTCTGTCTTTCGCCAAGGATAGTCAGCTCGTCGTGTATTGGTATTGATGTTTGATACTGATTTGGCAGTTGAACTGGAAAGACTAACATTGGCCTCGGGCCATTCTGATATCTTTCTCCATGCAGGATCAGGTGGCCAATACACTGGAGTCTTTGATGCGTGCGAGTATCTATTCTCCTTTAGATGTTTTAGATAGTCACTCTTATAAACATCAAATGATTTCGTGTATCCATTGTGACGAATGTTTAGTCCCGACCAATTTCCATCTGCAACTGAGAACCATTTGTCTCCGTTTGTTACAAAATCAAAACTAATACTTCTCAACATGACAGCTGGATAGTTTATAATATCAGACTGTGCTGAAGTGGCCTCACCGCCTGTCGTTGTTGCTGAATTGTTTAGAGTAAACTTTAGGTCATCTCCCATCTCTCTTTGAAGTGGTACAAAGAACCAACCACCATCACTCTGTACTTTTCTTCGGGCAGTCTCAAAGAATACAAAATCAGAATGAAACCCTTTAAACATATTCTGTGCTATTGAGGGTTGTGGTCCTCTAACAGCTTCACCTGTAGGACATCTGGCTTTGTCTGCTAACGATAAAAGAAAATCAAAAGGTCTTATGTTGGGAACAACAAAATGATGAAGGTCTTTTGTCTCCGTTATCGTCACTGGTTTCTTTGTGACTCCTAAGTCTTTTGTCATAACATCATAAACAATGTCACTGATAGTTCCCTGATATGTCTTTGATATGCGAACACGGTCATTGGTTATCATTTCAGTAGAACAAAAATGTAGCCTGTATGTTATTACAGACTGTGTGGTAGTTCCATACACTGTCTCGGGCGATTCTATTTCTTCAATCTTGTGTATGTACAATGGAGCATCATTGTCCGAACCATAATCAATAGCAAAGTTTTCTAGATCGGCACCTCTAACCCCTGCACCACCTGTTGCAAACTTTAACCACAATAGTTCTTCACCCAGAATAAGACCGTTACGAATAAGGTTGATGTTATCTACTATTTGCAGATAACCAGTAACACCGACTTGCTCAATGTCCTCAAACAAATGTATTTCTGACACAAGTACGGATATGTCATAGTATTTTCCTACACCATGTTGAATTTTACATTCGTTTAATTCTACTTGGCCGGGGATAGGTGCGTTGCCTGAAACAGATCGGGCAGCTGCAATTGCTCTTAGATCCTCAAGTATATTAATCATTATTCTTGTTTTATCAGCAGAGACTTAAATTCCTTGAGAAAGGATGGAAGATAACCAGGAACTAGTATTTTTATCTGCTTACGAACATCGTTTAGATTTTGTTCGTATTCATAATTTGTGATAGACGTAGCCGTAGGAACATCAGCGAGTTCTACTTTAATCTTAACAGTAGTATCCCCTGATGATTGTGATGTTTCATAATGATGTATTCCATTTGGGTTTGAGTATTTGTCCTCTACATACTTTTGTAGATTTCTTGTTGACATAGGCCATTCATAATATCGGTCATAGTATTTGTTGAACATCATTATCACCCAATGATACTCTGCTTGTCCATAAACTTCAAACGCAACTGATTCTGGTGTCTCATAGTCAAATACATCATACTCTGAAAACAATGCCTTTCTGTCTCTTGTAGATTGACGAATGGCAACCCGAGTTAGAATATCTGTGACTATTTCTTTATTATCATTACCCACAGGATCATATGCTATTTTTGGAAATCCTTTGAAATACATAATTAGAATCCTGCCTTATATGATGCTGAGTCTTGTAGTTGTAGTTCAGTAAATGATAAAGAAATATCCACTTGTACTGGTGCATCTGTCTGGTCAAATACATTGAACTTCTCTCCACCATAACTCACATTCATACTAGTCAAAGCACATTTGCCTATTTTGTTTAGATACTCGTTTTCTTTACCTCTATTGTGGAAAGTAATACCGAATGCTTTAGGTAATTCATAGATACGAACAACACCGGCTGCGAGAGAAGTTGGTGCTGAATTGATTTTAAAGAAATCAACAATCCCTTTTATTGTTTCTGTGTCTTTCTGACTTAAAGGCATCATAGAAAAACTAAAGGCAAATGTTCTATATGCAGGACCACCATAAACAGCAAAGGACTCATCAAATAATGCTTTCCCTGTTGCTTGTTGCCCTATTCTACCCGCAGTAAATCCGCCCACAATTAGTTCACCAACGTCACCTACATCAAGATTTCCTAGTTCATCTTTATACTGATTTTTTACGGAGGCACTAAATCTATCTCTAAAACTAGTGGTTGGAGCTCCACCGCGGCCGCCTTCGTCTTGTGTTGATGCTTGCCTTGCGGCATCTACAATACCTGTCAGAGCTGACTTACCAAAACCTTTAGTTTCAGCCTCCCAACCTTGATCGTATTGAGCACTTGGACTTGCTGGAATTGGCAATGCTACACTTTCACCAGTGGTACTAAATGTAGTATCACTAGCAGATGAACCTATTGAACCGTTGATGTCAAACGTACTAAACATCATATAATGTGCGTGTTCTGAAGATATTCCCAAATCTGGTGGGAACTGTGTTACACTTAATCGTTTTCTTGCACGTCTTGGTCCGGCCATAAGTAAGTCCTCTAAATAGTATAACTATTTATATGAATAAAAAGAATTACACCAAACGGAAACCTTACAAGGGTAGATTTACACCTAAAGAGCCTAGTAAGTACAAAGGAAACCCACGGAATATTATCTATCGTTCCATGTGGGAACGGCATTGTATGCGTTATTTTGACAACAATGAAAATGTGTTGGAATGGGCCAGTGAAGAAATAGCGATACCCTATCAGTCACCGTTAGATGGTAAAGTACATAGATACTATCCCGACTTCTGGGTAAAAGTTCGTCGTGGTGATAGTCATGTCATTCAACTGATTGAAGTTAAACCAGAGAAACAACTACGCCCACCTAAACAAGGCAAACGTAAGACTAAAGGTTATCTGTATGAGGTAAGGGAGTTTGGTAGGAATAGTGCCAAATGGAAAGCAGCAAAACAATACTGTGACAAACGTGGTTGGCAGTTTAGTGTCTGGACAGAAAAGACAATCGGACTAGGATAAAAAAGACCCCGCCGAAGCGGGGTCTCTCAATTTAGTTGGCTTCTGCCAATTTAGCAAAATAATCCAAAGTTTCATCATCATCAGTAGTATCGGCCACTGGCGCAACTGCAACTGGTTCTGGTTTCTTCTTCGGAGTATAAGACTCAACAGTACCCGTTACTGATGTACCAGTAAGAGTCTTGTTAAGTTTCTCCTTCAACTCATCATAAGTTTTGAATTGACTTGGATCAACAAACTCTGCTAGACTGTGCAACTTCTCATTGTACAGTCTTTCAAGTCGTTCATCATCGCCATCAAAAACTTCTGAAGGAGAATCAAACTCGGACTTATCATAGTTCCAATATCCATCCACCTTACGGATTTTGAGTTTGAAGTTAGCACCTTTCCAGAGATCAAATGGATTCACGGGAGATTCATCTTCAAATGCCGGGTTCATTGACTCGGAAATCTTATCAAAGATTTTCTTGCCATAACGGAACAACCTGACAGTTCCATCGTTCTCGGGATGCTTAGGATCACTCACAACTAAGACGTTGGAGTAATATTTGAGCACTCGCTTCTGCTTTCTGGCAATTTCCTTATCGGATTCTTGACC